CAATAAGGTTGTTATAGCCTTCCGTTGCGTCTTCTGCAAATAAACCGCTTATGGACAAAGATGCAGAACGCAAACCCGGCAAGCTTTCGCGGAAACCTTGGCTGGTCTTGGTAGTTATGTCGCGCATATCAACGCTAACGCTAATACTGCATTCGGTTACGTGGTCAACAACTACGTATGCGGGCGTTGCAATGTCGCCGTCGGTGTCTAAAAATACGCGAATTGAACTCGCGTTAATGATGCCAGTTGTTTGGGCCATTATTTCTCAGTTTTTTTGGATTCTTTTTTTTCCGGAATATCAAGGTATCCTTTTGCCTTTAGAAACTTTGCCGTTTCATTATGCACGTCAATTGTTTGCCCTTTTTTAAATCGGCGAAAATTCTTTTGTAGCGTTACCTTCATGGGTGCAATTTACTGAATTTAAATTTCGTCACTTTCAAACCAGCCGTTGTCAATCATGTACTGCTGATCCCGCACCGTCGTCGTGCTAGGTATGATGGCTGCAAATGGAAATGCGTCGCTGTTGAGCGCATAGGATGCGAGATTAAACCGCTCGTCCGCTGTCAGTTCAGGAAAGAGGCTAACCAGCTTTTCCAGCGTCGCCTGTTGGTGTACAGGTATAACGTAATCTGTATCCACCTGCAAGGCGTGTTGTACGCCGTCAGGATGCACGATAACGCCGAATACGGCGCCTTCCTTTTGGTACGGCTCCTGCACGGCCAGCGGCGTTGTGATGTTGTAGAGTTCGCGCGTTATGGACTTGGCGCGTTTCTCGCTTGTCAATGTGCCTTCGGCTAAGACGATGATGTACTGTTGCGCCATTAGAAGATGCTGTAAAAGGTGTTTATGTTCGATTCGATGCCCGTGCGGTTGCTTGATTCGTCGGAGGTATAAATTATTATTTCTTGCATTGTGCCCGCAGCAAAGTTTTGGTTATTCTTCGAACCAATGTGAAAGTCGGCGTAAGAACCATCACCAGCATCGCCAGTAGCAACCGTACCGCCTCTGTTTCCCAACTCGCTGTTGACGCCGTTATACAAACCATAAACAAGATTGTAACTGCCTATTGTTTGCCCACTTAACTCTAAAGCTGAAACCGCAGATAGGTCAATGACTGTGCCATCCGTGCGTAAAAAAACATTACCTGCACCGCCCACAATAGTGGAACGGCCACCAGCGCTTGTTTTTGTTACGGTGAATAGTGTACCAATGCTTAGAGATCCGCCACTTGAAAGGTCTGTAGAACTTGCAGTAATAAATTCAATTGCAGGCTTTCCGTCCTCCGTCGTTACGCCCGTCGTACCGTCGTAAATCTTTGGCTGATTTGACGTGGATGTTTGCGTCGCGTCGTTCGTGTTGCCGCTTTGGTCGTACCACGTCTTCACGAATCCGTCAGTACCTGAACAAAACGAAGCAAGGCTGGTGGTATCGAATTCACCTGCACTAAATCCAATGTCTTGCTCCGTGTTGTCTGATGCACGCCGCACGCGGATGGCGTCTCCCGTGTATGCCGTCCGCAGTTGCCGCAGCGAATAGGCAGCAGCTGCACCCGTGTACGTGTCAAGCAGCAGCTGCACCGCGTCCACCTCCTCCCACGTCTGCAACAGCGTAAACGGCGGGCTGCCGTAGGTGTCGCCATCCCTAAACCCTTCGAACGTAGAAGTCGTAGCAGAATAAGCGGCATCATCTGCAAACGTGTGGATCAACGTAAAGTCGCCGATAGCGTCGCCGCTTTCAAGGAATCCCGCCTTGTGGTAAATCTTGCGCTGAATCACCTTTCCCGCCGTTGGTGTGTCGCTTTGCGCGTCGATAAAGATACCATCCCCGTCTGCCTTCACCGTGTACACGCGCTCCGAAAATGGCGTGCTGGGCTTGTTGTTTTCCGCCTCGTCTTCAAAGCGGTTCGTAAAGTTTGGCAGCGACTTGAATGAGCTGGTGGCCGTGTCAAAAATTAACGCCTCGTTACCTGCGGGCGTGCCTGTTATCGTTACGTCGCTCAGGTCGTTCAACTCCGTAGGTACTGCACTGGTGTCCGCCTTCGCATTCAGTGCCGTTTGCGTGGCTGAACTCACGGGCTTATCATCGTCGCTGGTGTTGTCCACGTTGCCCAACCCTACGTCCGACTTGCTGATGTTATCGTTTACCCAGTTGCCGCTGTCGTAGATAAGAGCTTCACGATCTGCAGGCGTGGTGATGCTTGTATCCGTTAAACCTGTCAGCGTGTTATTGCCCGTTGCATCGTCCGCCGCTTCCCAGTTGCCGCTCGTGCTGTTGTATGCAATCAGCTGGCCGTTCGATACGCCGTCAACGTCTACGTCAGCAAGTTGACCCAGCTGCGCACCTGTAACTGGCGTGCCTTGTGCAATCGTGAAATCGTCGCGCTTGATGCGGAAAGTAAATGTCAGCACCTGACTGTATCGGCGTGGGTCGTATTCAATGTTGATGTCAACATCATTGAACTGCACGCTTTCGACGTTGACGCCGTTGTACGTTCCGCTGACACGATCCAAAGCAGCGCGGACCTTTACGCCTACGTCAGCCGCTTGGTCGTAGGTGTCGGCATAGCAAATAAATTCAAAGCGCACCTCGTCCAGCTTCGACGGTCCGTCATGCGTATCCTCGGGCGCTACGCTCTGCAGCTGATACACGATAAATGGCGTCGCAGCTTCCTGCTCTGCAATCTCAGGAAAGATGCGCGTGCTTACCAAGTCAGTGACGCCGCTGTTTGTGCTCAAAATGCCATATACTGCCTTTCCTGTATTCATTTCTTTCGTGTTGCGTTTACTGTCTTTGCGATCTCCTTCCTGTACTGTTGGCGCATTTTCTCAAACGCCTTCGGTGCAGCTGCTGTGATGGACTTAAAAAAGACGTCCTTGTTGCGGTTGCTGCCTTTGATAAACTGGTCGTCGCCTTCTACGATGTTGGCAAACCAGCCGTCACGGTTTACTGGTGCTCGGCGACCTACTCGCGGCCCTACCCAATACGCATTCTGCTGGTTGCTGATAAGCCACACCTTGACCGACCTACGCAGCGTACCAACTGGAATATCCATCTTATAAGGCTTGCCAAAGGTAGCACTGCGCTTTGTGTGTCCACGTCGCAGGCGTATCGTTTCACGCGCATCGCGGATGTTGCTGATCATCTCTTTCTTGATGACGTTGCCAGCCGTGCGGTGAATTTTGCGCTGCGTCTTGTTGTCCTTGATATGCTTGGCAATCTCTTTGAACTGCTTCTCCAGCGGTGTCGTGTGTGCAAATACTGTCGCTTTCCGTGCCATCAGGTGCCAGTGATTTGACAAAGCAACACAAGCTGGTCCTGTCGGCCAACCTCCTCGATGCCTTGAATGTTGTAATATTTGCCGTCATACAGCACGCGGTCGTCAGCCTTGATGCCTCGGCTGTCGCTGCTGCTGCGAATCTTAAAGCGCACGCGCTGAATTGGCATATCTTGATTCGTGCTGATGCGCTCGGTCATACCTTCGCCCGTCTTCATCAGCTCGGCCCATACGGTCATTAGCGTCGTGTAGTCCAGCCGCCGCTCGCCGTACACGTTCGTTGCAGTCGTATAGCGCTCTATTGTAATACGTCGGTCGCTCTTGCCTATCCTCATCGGTCTGAAATTACGCGGTAAGGATTCAGCAAGCTGTGGATCAAGTTAGGCACTTCTGCTGTGCTTGTACCTATTACGACAATATTGCGGTTCTCATAGTAGTGTGCGACCAGCAGCTTGATTGCATGAATCAAACCGTCGGGCACCTCGGCCTCGAGGTATCCCAATTCCATTGTCACCTGCACGCCGTTGCTTGTGTCAGGATGCACAGTTGGCGGCGAGATGGTGGTGATGCGTGCGGGCTTGCGCTTAAGGTCGGTGTAGTATTGCGAGGTCGCCAAGGTGAGCGTTGTGCTTGGCGTGTTGTTGTAGACGATGCTGGTGATGCTGCGCACAGGACCAACAGGGATTTCCCACGTACCACGGAACTCGTCGAGATACATGACCGCCGTGACGTCGCCGAGCTGTACGTTGCAATAGTTCTGCACGTACTCGATGGCCGCGCTGCGTAGCGCCTCGATGAGCGTGTCCTCGTCGCTGTGGTCTACGCGCAAAAATGTCTTGAGGTCGGCGGTGCTGACGATGCTGGCCTCGGCAGCTGCGCCAGTAATCTCTAAAGTGTAGTACATGGGTGCAAGATAAAAAAAAGGCCCCGCATGGTTGCGAGGCCCTTTCTCATTCAATCAATCTA